ACAATACTCTCCTCAACGCGGAGATGAGTGTTCGGTCGGCTCTCGAGTCGTGGAAGGCTGACGTTGAAGAGGACGAGGAAGACCTAATCCAGAAGATGGTTGAGAAGGTCGACGTTTAGGGGAGCGCCCCTTTCGTATTTGCCCTCATAGCTCAGTCTGGACAGAGCGCCCGACTTCTAATCGGGCGGACATGGGTTCAAATCCCTTTGGGGGCGTTTCGGGCCAATAGCTCAATCAGGTAGAGCATTCCGCTCATAACGGAAAGGTTCTCCCGGTTCGAATCCGGGTTGGCCCATCAAATGGACGAAAGAACCCGCGAGCGGATGAACGAGTTGATGAGTCTCATAGCCCAGAGTGAGGATTTCGATTTGTCGTCTATAGAGGTTGAAGAGTTCTTGTATGGTGTGCCGTATGGTGCCGAAAAAGACTATGATGAGGCTGACGGAATTAGCGCAGAGTTCACGCTCACTATTCAGTCAACGATTGAGAGAAACGACTCAGACGATAAGAACGACTTCCGTATCGACTAGGGAGACAGTCCTATTGACAGGCGCATGTGTTCGTGCTGTGTGTCTTTTTGAACGTGGTAGTGTGTTTGGTTTTGTGAGTGTAGAATCCGCTTAGTAGTCTACTCCAAACTGTTTTATTTGATATCTCTCTAGTGTTGTGTGTAATGCCCGTGGATAATAGTCGAACGATCTTGAAGACCGCGCTTCTTGCGCCGGGTGGTACGTTACTGTCGTGGGGAGCGCAGCAACTCATAGCAGGGGAGCCGTATGTCGGGGGTATTGGGCTGATAGTTGGAACGCTGTTTATTGGTGGCTTTGTTATCCTCAACGAGTATGATGTCCCGTATGAAAGTGAGATAGCAGACGTTCTCAGAAATGAGTTGAGTGGGTATTCTAGTGAGGAGATAGCGAATATGGCTCAACAGATTAGTGAGAGTGCTGGAGAGTCTTTAGAAGAAAAGACCAACGATTCCGAGTAGGGTTTTATTTCTTTGGGGCTATTATTAGTCCCTGTATGAGTAGTACGTCCCCCGATAGACCTGACTTCAATAAGGAGACGAAAATCCGAATAGCAGTCTCTAAGTTTTATGGTATGGGTAAAGATGGTGAGTGGTCGTATGAGCGGATTGGCGAGTATCTAGACGAGCCAGTCCATAAGGTCAAGCAGTATATCCACGAGTCCTCGCTCGGGGCTCAAGCCGAGGGTATGATGGCCGAAAAAGAGTCCCAGACTCGTATGGAGATATACACGGACCTGAAAGAAAAGCTCGACCATCTTAATGAGGTAGAGGAACAACTCTTAGAGGCTCGAAAAGCCAAACCTAGCTCATATTCATTAGAACAGGCACAGGGACAGGTGTCCTTTGATGATGTGCCGAATATGGAGGCCGATTATGAGAATCCCGATTCAAAGATGGTCGATGTTCCTATCCCTGACGATTATGTTGAGGTTGCCGACGTCGATGGCCTCAAAGATGTGTGGCGTGAGCAGCGACAGGTAATTGAACAGTTAGAAGACCTCTTAGGGTTAGAGGAGCCTGAGCAGATTGAACAGTCATCCGAACAGGTCATAGACGTGAAGTTTTGGGAGTCGTCTGATGTGGGAGGTGATCTCCCCGATCAAGAGATTGTCGACGCAAATACTCCGAGTTCGGTTGAGACTGTCGAACAAGAGCTTCCTGAAGGCGAGGTGAAAGACGCCGATGAGTAGTGCGCAACAGTCCCAGCAGGAACCGCAGGAGCAGGGTATATCGTTCTCTGAAACCCAGAAAGAATTTATGAATTATACGGGAAAACAGGCTCTGCTCTATGGTGGATTCGGAGGTGGTAAGACAAGAACGGGGTGTGAACGCGGATATTTACTCAACATGAAATATCCGGGCAATAGGGGACTTGTCGTGCGCTCAAAGTCCTCAGACGTGAAGGGGTCAACGATTGGCCAGTCTATGCTGGAAGAGGTTATTCCTGATTCTCATATCCCAGATGATCCGTCTAAGGGCCATAATCAGACGCAGAGGGTTATCCGTCATAGAACGGGAACGACGACGCGGTTTGGGGAGCCTGTAATGAGCGAAATTCATTATCATGGACTCGATTCGAGCGGGTCTAACTCTAATGACGGGTTGCCGCGTAAGATTTCTGGGATGCAGTTCGGGTGGATTTTTGTAGATGAGGCGACCGAACTTTCAGAACAGGACTGGGTTCAGCTTCTTGGCCGTCTTAGATATGATGGTAAGGTGGTTGGCGACAAGAAGTATACAGTCCCGTTTAGACAGATTTGGGGCGCTACTAATCCTGCTGGCCCTAATCATTGGCTCCATGAAAAGTTCTTTAGTGAGGAAGCCGAAAATGATCCAGACCGTGGAACGTTCCATCTAAAGGCTGAAGACAATCCGGGTGTTCCTCAAGACTATGTTGAGGATATGAAGGCCAATTATTCGGGTGTCTATTACGAGCGGTATGTCCTCGGGAATTGGGTTGGTACGTCTGACGCGATTTACGATGATTTCGACCGTCGTAAGCACGTCCGGGATTTGAGTGGCCTTCAAGAATTAGATAACGGGTGGGAAATGTCCGAATTAGATGGCATTCATCATCCGATTCCTCCAGAGGATTGGAAGGTGTTTCGGTCTATTGACTTTGGATATCCGTCACCGATGGTGGTTCAATGGTGGGCTAAATCTCCAGATGACACGTTTGTCATGTTCCGCGAGTTCTATCAGTCGAGTACGCTGGTAGAAGATGCGGCCGAAATGATTAAGATGTATTCTGAAGACCTTCAAGTCAATCAGACATTCGCTGATCCCGCACAGGCTTCTGATAGAGAGACGCTTCAGCGTAACGGTGTTTCGTCTTCGAAAGCAAAGAAAGACGTATGGAACGGTATTCAGGAAGTTAAGGGGGTTCTCTCAAAAGATAAGCTGTATTTCTATGAAGATGCCTTAGTCCATAGACCGGACGAGTCATTAGATGAAGATAAGAAGCCGAATCGCACGGTTGATGAGATTCCCGGTTACGAGTGGAAAGATAAGGCTGATGATCGTCCCAAGAAGGAAGCGGATCATGGTTGTGATTCGATGAGATACTGTATATATTCAGTATTGGGAAGTGGTGGTCATGTAAGCGAAGACTTTATGGAAGAGATGGAAAAAATGTTCAACGATGGTGGTTTCTAATGCCAAAGTGTCCTACTTGTGATAAGAAGCTTAATACTGAGATGGGTGTGAAAACGCATCATGCTAGAGTACATAACGAATCTCTAGTCGATCCTGTTATTTGCGAGGTTTGTGGTGATGAAATAGATACTAGACAAGATAGGGTTGTTTGTAGTGGTGAGTGTTATTCAGAGTATATGAGTGAGAAAATGAGTGGTAGAGATATTACGTGGGGAGACAAAATTAGCGAGGAAAAATCAGGTGTAGCTACTAATACTGGTAGAAGAGTAGAGTATCAGAGTACAGAGTGTAAATCATGTGGTAATATATTTGAACACAGACCGTGTGAAAGTCCGGTATTTTGCTCAAAGGATTGTCAATCGGAATGGCAGTCTAAGGCTTATTCGGGTTCTGGAAATCCCTGCTATAGAGGTGGTAGTAGTAGAAAAGAGTATTATCCCGATAATTGGGATAAAATGAGGAAAGATGCGTATCAAAGAGATGACTACGAATGTCAAAGGTGTGGAAAAGAGAACTGTAGATTAAATGCTCACCATATAAGACCTGTTAGTATATTCGATTATCCCGATAATGCTCATTATATGGATAATCTCGTGACACTATGTGTTGGGTGTCATAAGAAGGTTCATGCTGATGAAAGTAGTAAGTATCTTATCCTAGATTCTAAATCCCTAAATACTATCACGCGTGGTATGGTAGGTAGAAATAAGACTGAATATTCGCATCATGGCAGATAATTCAATCCTTAAGAGAGTTCAGGGAAGGGCCGAATCGTTTGTCACGGGTGTGATGCGTAAGTATGCGATGGGCGCGTTTGGTCGGTCGGTTCGGAGGCCTGAACGTGACAATCAGCCGATTTATGAGCGCCAATTCTCCCCGTTTTGGATTAAGAGTGTCGCAGAGCAACAGTCTCTAGTTAATAATTCGATAGAGGAGAAGGTCAATCAAGCATTCCGCCGAGGGTTCGAAGATTGGGAAAAGAAGTACGAGGCAAAGTGTCCTCGGTGTAAGAAAGAATTTGAGACTCTTTCTCCCTTCAAAGAGCAGTTGGGTGAAGAAGGCGAGGAGTTAGACGATAATGAGATAGACTTCGATTCTCGCCGTCTTTGTCCTAACTGTGATAATCTAGTCCATATGAAGGTGCCGGATCCTGTAGATAGGGCGCTCGCACAGGAGAGGTTCCGAGAGGCGAATATGAGGGAGCATCAAAAAGAATTATTGCCCGAAAATCAGGAGACTTCAATTAGCCAGTCGTTCTTACAAGTCTGTAAGGAGGTAGCGTGGGATATTCAGACATTTGACGATGGGTGGATGATTTTCGAGCGTCGGTATACTCTTGAAGATGATGGGTCTGTCTCCAATTTCGAGTTTGACGGGGTGACGAGAGCGCCACCCTATATGATGAGATACTCTGCCAGTAATGACTCGCTAGGCGGCGAGTATTGGGTTTGTCTTGAGTGTCGCGCGAAACATGAAGACTATAGTCCTAAGACATCACCGGGAGAGTGTCCCAATTGTGGAAATCGCACATATGAGGTTTTCGCTTATATGCTCGATGGACCGAGAGGTGATCCGGTCGAATTTTTCATCAATGGCGAGTTCGCTCATGATAGCGAGTTTCGTCCTACAAGATTGTATGGACTCTCGCCGATTGTGTCCTTAGCTGATGAGACTAAATCTCTCCAGAGTATGGACGCATGGTATCGCATCGCCTATGAGAAAAGACGCGCGCCCAGAGGTGCGATTGTCGTTCGGTCCTCGAATACTGATAGTGTTCTTTCATGGAATCAGGAGCAGTTGGGTAAGTTGAATTCCGACTCTCAACATATCCCTACGATGATAGACGACACAGAGGGTGGGGGCAATCCTATAGAGTGGCAACCCCTCCTCGAAGATCCAGCGGACATGCAACACATGAA